CCTTTCGCTTCCTTAGCCATCCGTGCAGCTTGTCACGACCATTGTCGTTGTGAGCACCGTAGAACGAGTAGTCAAGACCTCTCTCCGCAATAGGAGTAAGCGCATGGCCCCCAAAATCCGTGAAATAACCCAGAGGAAACGGCAGCACACGATGGTCAGTCACCCCTTCCTTGGGGAAAAAAGTCTTCAAAAGTATCCCAACGTTTTCCTGCAAGTGGTTCGGTATGGGCTGCCTGTGGTGTTCGTCAGATGTAGAAAATACAATTGTTCCCGGAGGAATCTCTGGCAATTCAGTGTTGCATACGGAAAAGCAGAACGTGTGATCCATTCCCGTATGGACGTTTTTTATGATTGATTCGTAGTACTCGCTCTCGTCCTTCCCGTGCACGAAGCGACCCCTTAGCGTATTGATAATCGTATGCATGCGTAATACTTCCTCCAAATCTTACTATTGCCCCAATTCACTAAGGTATCCCTTTTTACAAAAAAGTGAACTGTCTGCGCTAGCATTCCTTGTTTAAGTAATCACTTTGTGCGTCTTTTTTTCTTTGCCGCTTTTTTCTTAATTGGCTTCACGAATCGCATGTAATGGAATACGGAAGCCCAGCAAAACAGCGCGGCAACACCCGCATTAAGCAACAGCTCCGAAGGCGCTGGCTCGTGGAGTATGCACGCATTGTAAAGAGCCCCAGAAGCACACATGCTCAGGATGATCTTCACGAAAATAACATTCATATTACCCAATTTATGAATAAGGGAATTCTCTCTTCCAAACAGGAACACCAGAAATGCACTAAAACCAAGCGCCATTACCCCGTTGACAACAGCGTTTATCACAGAAATCACGTTCATGACTTGCCCTTTCTCTTAGTGGATGAACGGGAACGATTCTTCTTCCCGCCCTCCTCTTCCTTTTTAACAAATTTGTCTATCATCAGCTCCAAGCCCTTTAACCCCATGAATCCCATCATGAAGGCAGCAGCGTACTTTCCTTGAGCCCTGATGGATTCAGGAAGAAAGTTCAGGACCACAGGCGTCAGGTAGTTTGCACACGCAGTTCCCGCAAGAAGCGACGCAACCGTTGCCCCCATGCGCTGCGATGCGTTCTTCGAAACAAGGAGCAAAGCCCCAAAGAAACCTGAAATAAGAAGCCCTATCTCTATCCCGTAACCCACAAGCTGCTTGTGTATAACATCAGTCTGTTCCTGCATTTACACACCCCCCGTAAAAATAAAATATTACCATTCATACACTCCCGCTAAGGTATCCCCCTTTTTTCAAAATCATAAATCTTATATTTTTATGCCCCTATTTTTTAAACCAGGATTTATTACAAAAAAGAGAAGAGGGGCTAAGGTATCCCCCTCCAGCCAAATCACCCCTATATAAGCACCCCCGGGTGGGGGGTATAGTGTACGACCCTTTGGCTACCTGCCATGCTGCCCAGTTGGTTTGGATGGATTCAGACCGTTGGTTTGGATGCTTCCATACCGGCTGTCCGATTCTGCAAACTCTTTCGATACCGGCTGTCTCTGTTCGCTGCTTTCTTCCATACCGGCTTTCTGCCTATGCAAAGAAACACGCCCCGTCCTCCTTTAGGGGGACAGGGCGGAAAGGATGGGGAGCCGTGTGGCTCCCGTTGATTAGGCGACTGTTTCGACCCCTTCGATCATCCACGGGTGGTCGCGGCACTCCTGCACGAACTGCTCGTAGGGGATCGTGGTGCCGATGATGTACTCCTCGGAGTAGTCGGTCTTGTGGCACTTCTTCTCCTGCACCACGCGCTCCGCATCGGCGGCGGTTGCGGCTTCCACGGCGTAGTCGCTGCCGCCCTTCGCCTTCCAGTACGGCTTCTCGCTGTCGCCGTAGTTCTCCATGTACTGCGTTCCGACGATCCACTTGGGCATCGTTCGATCCTTTCTGCCCCGTTGGGGCTACACCACAACGGGTGCGGTGCAGGGGGAAAACGAGGGGCGGGAGCCTTTCGACTCCCGCCCCTCCGCTGTTCACTTCCGCGTCTTGAGGGGGAGCGGAGCGGTCGGGATGGCGGCGATGGCGTCCGCGAGAGCGGGGGTCGCGTCCTTGCCCCACTTCACCGTGCCATCCGCGAGGATGCGCCCTGCCCACTTCGCGGCGGGGTCGCCCCACTTGCCCGATGCGATGCCCACCGTGTCCTTGTTCTCGGGCTTCGCCTTGTCGGAGTCGGGGCGAGTGTACGAGAGCGTCCACTCCACGCCGTCAGCCTCCACGACGACCTTCGGGAACTTGACCGCCTGCGCCGCTGCGCGGAACGCCTCCACGAGCGGGGCGAGCGTGAGCGACGGGACGGGGTTCGCTTCCTCGTTGATGAGGCGGTCGATCCACTCCGCCTGCTTGGGGGTCGGGTTGCCCTTCGCCAGCGCACCCAGGAGGCTCGCCGCGAACTCCGCCTTCTGCGGGTTGCTCCCGATGATCTGCGCGAGAGCCGACATCTTCTGCTGCTTGTCCATTCTTGCGTATCCTTTCTGCCCCGTTGGGGCTACACCACAACGGGAGCGAGGCAGGGGGAAAACGATACGGCTGCCTAGTTCACCAAATGAGGAAGGGGAGCCGCTTTCGGCTCCCCTTCGGGGACGGTTCCGCCGCTTCAGGCGAGGGCGGTTTCAGGGGTCGGGCATTCCCAGACCTTGCCGCAGAACCACAGGCGACCCATGTAGGCGAGGCTCTGCCCCTCCGCCTCCACCTTGCGGTCGAGGCTCGTCCACGACCGCCCGCCCTTGCCGGTCACACGCGCCTCCACCTCCACCGTGTCCCCCATGCACCCGAAACCCGCGTCGTGCTGCTTCTTCATGTTGCAGCGTCCTTTCTGCCCCTTTGGGGCTGACCCAACGGGAGCGGGGCAGGGGGAAAACGAGGCGGCTGCTTGGGCGCGCTCTACATACGCGAGAGTTCGCGCCTGCTTTCGCGTCGTGCCTTGCGGGGATCACGCGACTTCTTGCCCCAAGTCTTGGAGCGGACGCGACGACCCGCAGCGATCTCGTCCCTGCGAGTCTCCCACGCGATCTTGCGAGCGATGTCTACGACTGACTTCATGGCGTTTCTTCCTTTCTGCTCCCCAAGAGGGGAGGGAGAGGGGGAAAACGAGCCACAGGTGGAAGTGAGCCGTATGTGGCTTACTTCTTGAGAACGATCTGCATGAGCAGGTCGCGTTCGATCTGCAACTTCTTGATCTGCTCCTCCATGTTTCGCAGTTTCGCCCGCAGGGAGTTGCATTCCTGCTGCAAGCGGTGGTTTGCGTCATGTACGGAGAGTTCGCGTTCCTCCAGCGTGACCGTATCGACCACGCTGTAGCCACTCCTGACCGGGTCTGGCTTGGTGTTCTTCCACCATTCTTCGTTCATGGGGGTTCCTTTCTGTTCCAACGGCTTGGCGGGGAGGGGAAAAAGAGGATTTGTTCCCCTAGATTCCCTTCCCCGCGAAAAGCGGTGCGCGGTGCGGTGCTTCGGTGCTAGCGGCGCGGTGGGTTGAAGAAATGGTTGCTTGCGTAGCCCATTCCAAGGAACCCAGCCACCACTACGGGATTGGCGTCTAGCCAGTTGATGAATGCCCACATGATGGCGGCAGACACGGTGAACGCCACACAGATCACTACGGCGATTCGAATCATTCCCTTACCCATTCTGTTGCTTTCCTTTCTGCCCCAAGCAGTGCGGTGCGAGGGGAAAAAGAGAGGGAGGGAGCCTTTCGACTCCCTCCCCTTCTCTTGTTCACGACACCGTGCAGCGCGGTGCGAACGCTTCCGCTTCCTTGCGTGCTGCGTCCGACACCCACGCGGGGTAGTCGTAGTCCTCGCCGTCGTTCTCACCGGAGGGGGAGATGTAGCCGACGATGACCACATCGCCCACGACGATGTCGATGCCCTTGCCGAATGCGTTCTCGTAGAGGCGCGTAGCGACGAGGTTAGCGGGCAGACCGTTGCACTTGCCCTCCTCGTTGCAGTACATCATCGCGCCGTTGCCCAAGTCGATGCCTTCGATCCAGCCACCGACACCCGACTGGAGGGACTCCAGACCCGTGTTCTCGCGCTCCTCCACCTGACCGTTCATCTTGATAACGAGCATCTTCTTCATCTTGCGATCCTTTCTGCCCCTTTGGGGCTGTGTCCTAACGGGAGCGGGGAAGGGGGAAAACGAGGCGGTTGCCTAGTTTCCTCCCCTGTTGACGATGAGTTCCCCGCTGAGCAGGGACTTCACCATCTCCTCGTGATACCGCTCCGCAGAACGGAATCCCTCATCACGCGCAGCGTCAGCCGCCTTGATGCGCTCACGGAGTTGAGCATTCTCCTCCTTGAGTTGAGCGTTCTCAAGGATGGTCGCCTTGATCGTGTCGCAAGCCATGAAGATGCTGAGGAGGGTGTCGTTCATTGAAGTACCTTTCTTGTTGCCCGAAAAACTACCCGACTGGGGGAAAACGAGAGGAAGGACAGGGGAGGATGTTGCCATCAACTCCCCCATCCCTTCCGGGGGTTCAGATCATTCCCAAGATGCGGAGCCACGACTTGGGGTGATCGGGTTCCACATCGTCGCCCCACGGCGTTTGGCACACGGAGTCGAACGCCATGAAGTTGAGTTCCTCCGTAGACGGGACGGGGAACCACTCCCACTCGCCTTCCTCGTTCTTGAGGTACTTGTGGGAGATGATGCCATCGTCACGACGGCAGTAGCCATCGGGAGTCTTGATCCACCTTCCGGTGCTACGCGACTGGAGGTGGGTGGGCTGACCGTGACCGTTGTTGTCGGAGTAGTCAGCGGGCTTGTCGGTGAGGTTCACATACTTGGGCTGCATGAGTTTCCTTTCTGCCCCAAGCGGTGCGAGGCAGGGGGAAAACGAGGCGGCTGCCTAGAATGCGTCAGCCTTGAGGCAATCGGGGCAGAACTTGAACCACTCCCACGATTCATCGGGATAGTCGTACCTGCACTCCGTGAGGGCATCGGGATCGAATGACCCGTCACACCCGTCACATCCGCACTTTGTTCCGCTTGTGGTTGAGGACGAGTTGTCGTTGGGCTTCATAGGTTGCCTCCAGTTGTTCGTCTGTCATTCCCGTCACGAAATGGAAGTAGGAAGGGGTGATGACTCTTGGGCTACGAGCCTCGCACTCCCTGCATTCCGTCCATCGTCCTGCGTTGGGGTCTTGGTGAACCTCTCCGCACTTGATGCACTTGTTGGGATACTCCATCACGCATCCTCGTCAATCACGGTGAACGAACCGACCGTGTTGCCGTTGGAGTCCATGATGGCGTGGTTCCTCATGTCGCCTCGCGCCACCTTGCGCGCAAGACTCTCAAAGACGCGGGACACCTCGTTGAACTCGTCCACATGGAAGGCGTCGTTGTTCAGGTTGATCGTGACTCGCAGTTCAGCCATTGGGGGAAGTTCCTTTCTGCCCAAAAGTCTACCACGGTGGGGGAAAAAGAGGGTTTAGTAACCCTCCTCGCGCTTCGTGGCGATCAGTTCGCCGTTCATGTCTCGCAGCATGAGGATGTTGAAATCGGTGGGCGACGGGAAGTTGAACGGAGTAGACCAGCACTCCATCTCCATTCCGGGCTTCACATCAGCCCACGGGAAGCACGACTTGATGCGGGCAGCATCGGTGTAGACATCGTGGAGGTACAGACCGTTGATGGGGGAAGTTCTCTTGTCCATGCTAGAAGTTTGTCGGCAAAGGGGGAAAAAGATAGCGGGGCGGGGGAAAGGAAGTACCCCGCCC